ACAGACCCAGACATTCCAGACCCAGATTCACCAGAGCCACCCGAACCAGAAGAAATTTCTGGTTGCACCGATCCGACCTCTTTAAATTATAATCCCAATGCGACTCAGGATGATGGCTCGTGTGTGTATCCAGAAGATGAAGACGACGCACCGATAGGTTCGCTTAACCAATTCGCACGACTCGCGGCTGAGGTAGGTGGAGGTGAAGAAGGAAGCACGGTTTACTTTAACCTAGACGGACAACTCACCATAGAAATTATTGGTATCTCAATTAATGGTGGTCGTGGCGGTCAACTTGGATACACCGATGATTATATTAGTGGTGGAAATAAATCACCACTGTATAGAGACGATGGATACTTGGAATATAACGTTGGACCACAATACACAAATGCGTGTGATGCCTTAGATTGTAGTGATCTTCTAAATGATTATGTGAATAGAGCAAACTGGTATACTCCAAGAGAGTCATTCAAATCTCCGAGAAGATTCTTTGCTGAGGTTCAAAGTTATATTCGTGTTGAGTTTGAAACTCCAATTGGAGAGGATACTCTAGAAGAATTTCCATATGGTTTTATTCGAGATGCAGGAACAGAGTATTATGCACCTTATATTGTCCAGTTAACTGCTGGACCGTTTGGTAGGCAGTCTGCAAATTACAACATGAGTGTTATTGGTGTTGATCCCTTTGGATTTGATGTTGCCGTAACACGAACAGACAAATGGAAAGATCACCTTTATGAGTCTGGGACTAAGCCAGTTCTTTATCCGATTAAAGCAGTTGAGTCAGAGGCATACGACCCACTAAACGTATTCTATCGAACGGTGACGGAGGAGAATCAGTGGGCTCACGTTTCATTTAACAACTTACCAGTTCCCGGCGAAAGACTCCCATCGTCGTGGCATTCATTCAAAGCACCGATGAGTGGTATTAGTCCGGACGTTTTGTTTGAACAACATTTCCAAAGTTCAATTTGGCATGACGGTGATTATCAGCAGTTTGTAAACACAAATTCATATCAAGGTGAAACCAAACTTTCTTTACTTGAACAAAGATCGTATCAACGATATGCTTGGGGTGGCTCTGGTTTCGTTAGAAACGGCTTCGTTTCGGACTTTGGAATGTTATGGAGTTACAATGAGGAAAACTTCCCACCACCAGAAGATGTTGATGTTTTTTCTCCGGAAGAATATATTTGGAAGTTTGATATTTCCGGTGAATCTGAGTATGGCGTGTTTACACCACCAGAAAATGCCACAACATTAGACGATGTAAAACTTGATGATTACATTCACGACTTAGAGAGAAACTTCTCTGGACAGTTTGTTGTATTCGCACGAAGAAACAAATCCAGTTTATGCTCTCGTTATGAGTGTGCAAATCCAGATGGCCCTGTGGTTGCACCACCAGACACAGGAGAGGATGACTATGATCCATACATCAACTGTCCGATGCAAGAACTTCGTCCAGATGTTTTAGACTATGAGCGATACTTGGAGGAGAGGGAGGATGAGGAATCATTCATTGAAAAATTAACGAACCGATATTTGCAACTTCTTGGTGTTTTGACTGAAGAGGACTTCAAGGAACCAACAGTGCAAGAAATTGCAGAATTAGAATCTCAAATTGATGAGTGTTCCTTAATCGAGGAAAAACTCGGAGACAGTTATCTTGGATGTATTTACTCTGATCCTAACGCATCAAATAGTTGTAACTGTCCAGAGCAGGGAGAAAACTTTGCAGAATACTTAGAGGCATCAAGAACGTATGCGACTTTCTGGGACACACCAAATGAAGCACCACTTCGTCGAGATGCACAAATGATGCAACTCACAACGCAGAAAGCAATTGGTGTTCTACCCGGCGATCTTTCGCTTCGTCCCGGTCAGATTATCGAGGTTGTCAATCCACAACCCATAGATAACAAACATCCGAGCAAGAGGTCGGCTGGTAAATGGTTGATTGGCTCCATAAAACACAACATTCGTCTAGGGACTCACATGATGGGTATTACTTGCTTTAGAGATAGCACCCCGCAAGATCCAAATGATATTACTGATCCGATTTACACACAGGAGTGATACATAAAACGGAGGAAAAATGGCTGAAAAAATCCCAACTAGAAATAGGTTCACTGATTTTGATCTTGCGTTCACAAGAGTCGGAGACGATTCCCCGTTCGCTATTGGTATAAAAAGAGATCAAAACTCAATCGTGCAAGCGATAAAAAATTTAGTGTTAACCACACCCGGCGAAAAACCATTTCTGCCAGGATTTGGTGGGGGGATCACGGAGTTTCTCTTTGAAAATTTAACTCCGGAGGCTGTCGCTTCTCTTTCAACAAGATTAGAGTATGCTCTTAGTTTATATGAACCAAGAGTGGTTTTTGAATCAATTGAAATTGATGAGTCTAGAATGGATTCAAATAACGTAATATTAAATTTAAACTACAGATTAGTCGGTGAGCCAGATGGGGCACAGACAAGGTCTGCTCAAATCGAACTTATAAGGGCTATCTAATGTCATATCATACCACACAAACAAGTTCTGGGGGCTCAAACGTTTATAGAAATGGAAATGGTGACTCCACTGAAACGACGACAGCCGAGGGAACCATTTTATCAGACTCCTCTATTCAACTTGGTAATTTAACATACGAGGGAATTAAACAAAGTATAATTAACTATCTTCAGAGAACAGATAGTCCTCTGAGTGATTTAGATTTTACCTCGTCCGCTTTAAATGTTTTGATTGATGCTCTCACATATAATACCATGTATTATGGTTTTTATTCAAACATGATTGCAAATGAACTGTATCTTGATACTGCACAACGAATGGAATCTTTGATATCCATAACTAAACCTCTTGGATTCACTGTTCGAGCATCAGTTGCCGCTAGAGCAACAGTTGATGTTGAAAACTTGACGGCAAGAATACCACAATACTCCAAGTTTACTGGAACAGACGCAGATGGATCAAACTATAATTTTTACACCTTACAGTCATATGAATTAGATACAACGACAAATAAGGCAGAGAACGTCATTCTATATGAAGCAAAAGATTTAATCTTACGTCGAGACATTACGAATTTAGTTAATACTACTAATCAAACGTTTACGCTTAATGATGATAGGATTGACATTGACTCCATTGAAATCGAGGTTAGCACTGATGGGGGATCCACCTTTTCAACATACTCGAAATCTGAATTTGTAAACTCTACTATCTCCGAGGATAGCACAATTTATTTCGTTGAGAGATTAAACAAAGGTGTGAAGATTATTTTCTCTGCGAGAGCAAATGGAGAGTTGGTCGATGTTGGCAATCCAAATCTTGAAACGGATAATGTTGGAAGAAGAATACTTCCAACAGATAAAATTAGAATATCTTATCTCATTCCATCGGGAAAAGTCGCAAACGAAATTAGAAAATTTACTTACACAGATGGGAATGGAACCGCTCGATTAGTCTCTGAAAGTTTTGCCGGGTCTGATGGTCCTGATCCCGAATTAATCAGATTCTTTGCTCCAAAATGGTTTGCTGCACAAGATCGTGCTGTAACGAGAAATGATTATCTTGGTTTGATTAAAGACTTTGTTCCCGATGGATCTAGTCCAGAGGGAACCGTTAGTGTGTTTGGTGGTGAGGAATTAGATCCACCATATTATGGTAGAGTGTTCGTTTCCTTACTCACAACTGGACCTCAACAAGCGAATGATCTTCTCGATTTGTTAAGAGAAAAATCACCGTTGTCAATCATGCCAGAATATATTCCACCACAGACATTTCAACTGAATTTATCATACACGGTGTTCTTTAATTCTCTAAACACACAAAAAAATAAAGATCAGTTATCCTTTGACATTAGAGAAAATGTTGAACAAAACTATGGGGGTTCTAAGTTTAACAATAATTTTGTCGCATCTCGATTTAATGAAATTGTAACTGGAACAGAGCCAAATGCAATTCTTCCTGAAAATATAATTACTGACGTTACAATAGAAACTGATTTTGATGTCAATTCGGCCGTTATTGATCAAATTTCTTTTAGAAACAAAATCAAACGGGGAGCAATCGGGCAGGGATTGAAATCAAGTAGATTTTACAGTCCTCGTTTTGACAGAGATGATGTTTTCCTAGTTGACTCTGGACTTGATCCAAATCTTTATGGATTCTCTCCTCTTTATCTTGGCAGAGATAATGGAACCATCATTGAAGTTGTCGAACAAGGTGGTGTTGGTGAGATAAATTATAAAACAGGACTCATAAAAATTAATCCAAGAGTCACAGGAAATGAAGAAATTAAACTAACCGTTAAGCCAGAAAATAATAGTGTTTCCGCAAAACAACAAATGGTTTTAAATATTGTTCAACAAAATGTGGAGGTTAAACCCCTGTAATGTTTGGCTCAGTATTTAAAAATACGGCAAAGAACAAAGAGTATCGTTACAGGGAAATTGTATCAAAATATCCTGCACAATTTACAGATACGAAACGATTATCTCCCCCAGAGCCATTTCCAAATTATCCAAGACCTGATGTCCCACTGAGAAGTGCGAGAGCGGAGGGTTCTGGTGTTGGTTATTATGACATAGGATTACCCAAATATCTTTCTCTTTTGGGTTATGATGATTTCGTTTATTTTGTTCAGGGATATTATGAGTGGCTTTATACATCAAATCCGTCTGCTTTAGGTGGCTATGGCTCTGAATACTTTACCACGATTGATGACGTATCAAAGTTAATTGATATTGAAAGAATAGCAAAAAATCCAAATTCAGAAGGGATTGATGAAACTGGTTTTATCTATCAAGACGATGTTAGAAAAACTCTATTAACAAATATTGTTTCTCAATATGCCGAAGGGCTAGAAAATCATCCTCACCTCACTCCTGTTTTTGGTTCAGATGAAACTTCGATAGTTAATTTTATCAAGGATGTTCGTGCTGAATTTTATACCAAAAAAACCACAAAGCAAGCAGCACAATATTACTTCTCAAAATTATATCCTGAGATTGATGCACAAACAGAAATTTACGAGCCAAAAAGAAACGTTATTAGATTAGATGATGGTGTTCCAGAAATAAGTAATTCTAATTTAGATACCGATGATGGAATTTATTTACAAGAGTCGGCAATCGGAGAGTTGGTTTTACATGATAATTGTTTTTATCATGATTATGCGTATCTTCTTCGTGTAAAAAACAATACTGATGAGCAAGTGTTTGAGTTGGATGCCTCTGCACAGGAAACGTATAAAACAGTCGCTCACCCGGCAGGAATTCAAGTTATATTTAATGTAGAAAATGATGATTATGTTCCTCCCGCAGATTTTGAAGGTGAATTTGGAGCAGCAGAAACAACTATTCTAGGAAATTATATCCCCTATCGTCTAAATGATACAGAGGGATTAACTTATCCATCGGGTTGCACATTTGATCTTGATCGTGATGGATCAGGAGACAATGCCACAACATTTAATCATCCTGGCTGGTCAATCGAGATTGCCGAGGGGACCGCTTTTCGCAATATAAATATTGGTGACTTCTTCTTTCTTCGAGAACTCACAGACAGTCCAAATCAAAGTTTACCCTCTTGTAGTTAATAGGAAATAAAAATGGTATCAACCCAAAGATCAATTGGAATAGACAATGCAAAATTACTTTACAACTTCATTCGAGGTGATCAAAGTAATTGGTTGTTTTTCTTGGGTGGTGAGACTGGAGTTGAAAATCCAATCAACACTATTCAAGATGACAACGACGTTTGGGATTCAGTAAACTTTTTGCAAAAAGTTAGGGACACTGATGTTTCCATTGTCGGTAGACGAGTTAACTGGAGGTCCGGTGGTGTTTATTATCCTTACCAATCAACTGGCATTCCTGCGGGTGAAACTGGTGAGGCCAGAAACTATTATGCCATCACAGACAAAGACGAGGTTTTTGTATGTTTAGGATCTGATGAAAAAAATCGTTATGATTTAAGAGGATTAAATTCCTCCACTGTAAAGCCTACACGAGATAGAGATGATGAAACTTTAGAAGATGGTTATAGATGGAAATTTCTTTACAAAGTAGATTTGGATCAATTAAAATTTAAAACAACCAACTATATTCCCGTTCCAGATATTAATGAGTATGATGTTGTTCCCACTGGTGTTTCTCTTAGAGAGGAAGCGTTTAGACGAGGTTGTGGGTT